ATCAATGAGAGGTTGATTAGATGAATTGGCTATTATTTTTTAAATATATAGAGGGGAAATATCACATTGTTCAAGCTGGTTCAAATATTGTACCAACTGAAGAATTCGATAAGGTATTACCTACAACCGAAAGAATTGCACGTCAATCAGATAAAGTCTACTTTGATGGTGAGAAATTAAAGTTAAAAGACGGAGAAACATTATTATCTATAGAAGAATTAAACGAATTAAAAGAAAGTCCGTTAGAAGAAGAATCTAAACAAACACAGCCAGTTATATTTGATATTGAGTAAGCCATAGCCAGTGGAGGTTATGGCTTTTAAATTTGTACAAAGGACGTGAGGACATGGAGAATGTTAACCGAAGTTGTGGAGATTACGAAACAAGAATAAAAAGACTAGAAGATAATGATGAGAGAATCTTCGCATCTTTGGAACAAATAAAAGATGGACAACACAATCAAGAACTCATTAATCAAAAAATGAACTTTACCCTAGATAGTATTAATCGGGAACGTGAGATTGATAAAGAAAGCAAAAGAGAAAACCGTAAAAACATTAAAGAGATGAAACGTTTAATGTTAGGTATGGTTTTTTCAGTGGCAGGTTCTATTATCTTTGCTGTTATCAGAATGGTATTCGGCATATAAGGAGGTGATCAATATGTTTAAACTATTCGCAAAAGCTAGTTTCTGGACTTGTTATTGGTTTGGTCAATGTAAATAAAATTAATTTAAGTCGGCACTTATGTGTCGGCTTTTTATTTTGAATAAGGAGTGGAATAGATGGAAACAAAAGTAATAGTAAGATATATTGTATTAATTATGGCAATCGTCAATCAATTTTTAGCAAATAGAGGACTTAGTCCTATTCCGATAGATGAAGAAACGATCAGTACGATTGTATTAGCTGGTATTGGTTTGTACACAGCATGGAAAGACAACCCAACAAGTAAAGAGGGACAATGGGCGAATAAAAAACTTAAAAAATACAAAGCTGAGAAAAAGTATCGTCAAGCAACAGGACAAGCACCAACCAAAGAATATATCAAACCATCAGATTTAGATGAGTTAGGGTAGGTGTTAGTGTATGTTAATGACAAGAAAACAAGCTGAGAATTGGCTAGATAACTCAGAAGGTAGACAATACAATGCAGATGGTTATTATGGTTTTCAATGTTATGATTACTCGAAAATGTATTTCTATGTTGTGACAGGAGAATGGATAAGTGGACTTAAAGCATCTAACATTCCTTTTGACAACAAGGCTAAAATTGAAAAGTACGCTACGATCATTAAAAACTATGATAGTTTCTTACCTCAAAAAGGTGATATCGTTTGTTTCCCAGATAAATATGGTGGTGGATATGGACATACTGCAGTAGTAACTAGAGCCACACTTACACAGTTTGAGGTACTCGAGCAAAATTGGTTTGGGAATGGTTGGACAGATGGTGTCGTTAAACCTGGATGGGGTCCTGAAACAGTGTCACGTCGTTGGCACTATTACGATAACCCTATGTACTTCATACGTTTTAACTTCCCTAAAAATGTTAGTGTCGCTAAGAAAGCGAAACGAAAACTTACTTCTAAAAAAGTGAGTGGAGAGATTAAACGCAAGAAAATTATGATTGTAGCTGGTCATGGTTATAATGATCCAGGCGCAGTTGGTAATGGCACAAATGAGCGTGACTTTATTCGTAAGAATCTAACGCCTAAAATCGCTGACTATCTACGCAAAACAGGCCATGAAGTTGCATTATATGGTGGTAGTAAGCAATCACAAGATATGTATCAAGATACTGCCTATGGTGTCCGTGTAGGTAATAAACGTGATTATGGTATGTACTGGGTAAATAAGCAAAACTATGACCTTATCGTTGAATTTCATTTAGATGCAGCAGGTGCTAGTGCGAGTGGTGGTCATGTTATCATCTCAAGCGCATTTAATGCAGATAGTATCGACAAAGATATACAAGAAGTCATTAAAGAGAACTTAGGACAAATCAGAGGTATCACTAAACGAAGTGATTTACTTCATGCTAACGTATCGGCAGAAATCAACATGAATTATCGTTTAGCAGAGTTAGGTTTCATCACTAACAAAGAAGATATGGACTGGATAAAGAAAAATAGCGACAAGTACGCTAAATTGATTGCTGGTGCTATTCACGGTTCTCCTATTGGTGGTGTCGTTGCTAGTAAGAAGAAATCATCTAACAAGAAATTGAATGTACCTAAAACGATTCCTAGTGGATATAAACTAAATAATAAAGGTGTACCTTATAAGAAGGAAAAAGGTCGCTACACAGTAACAACGATTAAAGGTAATAATGTTAGAACAATATATTCAGATAAAGCGGAAATCACAGGTGCATTACCTAACGGAGAAGAAATTATCTATGATGGTGCTTTTGCAGTAAATGGCTATCGGTGGATCACTTATCTAAATGATGATTTAAAACGTCGCTATATTGCCACAGGAGAGATTGACAAAAATGGTAAGCGAATAAGTTCTTATGGAAAATTCAGTAGAGTGCGATATAATTAGTAAACATTAACCTATTTATTTCACACATTTTATGGGACAAGTTTCGTGCTTGTCCCTCTTTTTTTATGTTATAATAAAATAGAAATTGCGGTACACATCTGAGGAGTGTATCTGAGTATAACTGTTGCGACGGTTATCTCTTTTAACCTATCTACCATGTTGTAGAAAAGGACTACGATAACGTAAGAATCTATTTTGCGTTATCAGATTGTGTTATAATTAATTCACAAGGGTTTCACACCCATTTAAAAACTTAATGATCTTTTGGAACAACTCATTTGAGCATGTTCCCTTTTAAGCTACCTAACATGTCACTGGGTAGCTTTTTATGTTATACTAAAGATACCCAGTTTATGATAATTTTAGTTTTATTATTTGTGTTTTAAATGAGTAAATCGTTCAAACCGTACCTTAACAGGTGCGGTCTTTTTTTTATACATAAATATATGGAAGTACACACACTATACATTGGTTGATTGTGCATACTTCCATAAAATATCAGTAGAACTCGATATCCTTTATTTTAAGGGAACGACGTTTCTTTTTGTTATCATTCTTACCTAATACATATTCGATAAATATATTCTTTATCGCCATTTGAATAAATTCAGCTTTTTCTTCATCACTTGAAATATCCCACATCTCAAGTAACAAGTTTTTGTACTGTTTTATATCTTCGGTGTCATACTGCTTAACCTCTTCATTCTCACTTTGCTTTTTATATTCTTCGATTGCTATATCTGTTTCTTCAATCAATTCGGCCAACTCATCTTCATTCATAAGTCCGTTAGCATATAGCTTATGGTATCTTTTTCGTTGCTGCATAATTTTGTTGATATCGATTGTAATTTCTTTTTCTTCCTTATCCTCAACGATGTCATATTGCGTTAAATCTTGATGTTGTAGATACTCATAGAACACTCGTTCTACTTCTTCGGAACGTATATACACAGGTTTTAAATTCGGTGTCTCTTTGCAATTATTACAGTAATAGTGCTTGTTATAATACACCCTATCTTTCAGTGTTACCTTATGAGTATTCATCGTTAATTTGTTATGACAAGTAGGACAAACTAACTTACTTCTGAATATAGATACGTGTTTTATCTTTTTAGTATTAGTACGTTCTTCTAATCTATCTTTAACTTTCTCATACATTTCTTCGGTAATAATAGGCTCGTGGTTATTCTCTAGATAAACGCCACCCCATTCAAAGTGTCCTCTTGTAAACGGACTTCTCAATGCTCGTGTGATTGACCTATCTTCCCACTTTCTATTGTTTGGTGGTGGAATATCTGAATTATTTAATTTCCGTGCTATCGATTTAGCGCTTTTACCTTTTAACGCCTCCTCATAAGCAAATAACACAACCTCTTTATATTTATTAGGCACAAACTTATTATCGACACGATCATAATAAAACGGTGGAGTAGTCAGCATGATACCTTTTTTAAGTGCTGCAAGTTTACCCATTTGTGTACGTTCTCTAATCGTTTCACGTTCCCATTCAGCCATAGCACCGACTAACGTTACAAATAACCTCCCCATTGCTGTTGACGTATCATACACTTCAGTAGCACTTCTAAAAGCGACATTATTCTGTTCAAATATCTCTAGTAAGTCCAATAAGTCACGTACATTACGTGTAAGCCTATCTAACTTGTACACTAAGATTAAATCAAACCGTTTAATATCATTCATCATTCGTTGTAATTCTGGTCGGTCACGTTTAGCACCAGAGAAACCAGCGTCAACAAATACATCAGCTACATTCCAATCATTTATTTCACAAAATGATTTAAGTTTCCGTTCTTGTTCTTCAATAGAATAGCCATGTTCTTTTTGTTCTAGTGTACTGACACGACAATATATTGCTACGTTCATTAAATCACCTCAAAAAAGTAAAAAAATAATAAGGGTAGACGGACTACCCTAAAAATTATTCAACATCATGGGGAACTGCATCTTCCATAGGTAATCCTGTATCTGGGTCTAATTGATCATTAGAATAATACTTGTCAGGAGTAGGAACTCCACCAACATCACCGTTAGGAATACCTGTATATCCATTTTCTTTAGCTACTTTAGCGTTTGCTTCCATTTCTTTATTTAGTCGCTCGTTTTCTTCAATCATTTCAGGTGTCCAATCACCATCAGTAGAAACAGGGTTGTTTGCTAAATATTCATCGCTATATTGCTGTTGATTTTTATCAGCTTGTTGTGTTTGCTGTTGCTCTTGAGTTGTAGTTTCTTGTGTTTGTTGTTGAGATTGAGTTTGTTCATTTGTAGCAGTTTCTTGTGTGTTTTGTTCTTCAGTAGAGTTATTTTCTTGTGTAGATTTGTCATCTTCACTTTCTTGAGATTTCTTTTCTTCTTTAGACTTTTTATCCTCTTTGGATTTATTATCTTTTTTATCGTCAACTTTCTTTTCAGTTTTACTTTCTGATTTAGTATCAGAATCTTTGTTAGATGTGTCATCATTACCACACGCGCCTAAAATTAAAGCACTACTAAAGATTAAAGCTAAAAACTTTTTCATATGTAATTCTCCTTTACTATATATCTTTATATTCAAACACTCGTAATGGCTCAAATTGAATAACGTATTTGCCATATCGAGTGGAATAACCATACTTTTGTTTATAATGTTCAATACTTTGTAGGACAAAACTTTCTGTAACTTCAAAAAAATTAGCAAGTTCATATAAATTATGTATGCCTTGCAAGAATGCTTCAATTATACCTTCTAGAGATATAAGTTTTTCACAAGCTAATCTACGAGCTTTCAACTCATATTTTTTGTTTTGTATATCTTTATCATCGAGTATGTTCCCATAAGTAATTTCATGGTGTGCTACTTCTTCGGCTAAAGTTTCTAATTTAATTGTAGTAGGGCGATTACTATTAATAAATATTTCGCCGTTCATATAGAAACCAGACATAAACTTAGGAATACTTCCAGTTTCATTTATAGATATGTAGTCGTACTTTTTTAATAAATCTTCGTATCTCCCCATACAAAACACACCTTATTTTTTTCTGTTTCTGATAAATTGAATAAATTGTTCCACTTCTTTTTGCTCATCTTCAGTTAAATCTGAATAGTCTAAATGTGCAGCCATTGTATCTTGATTTTTTTGAGGGTTAAATGATGGATCAATATCAGATTTATTTACATTTAACGCATCAGCTATTTTTTGAACATTTTCGGGATTAATTAATGTTTTATTGTTCAAATAGTCAGAAATAGTACTACGTGAAATTCCAGATTTATTTGCTAAATCTAATTGTCTTAAACCTTGTGCTTTCATAAACTTTCTAATATTAGTAGATATTTGAAGTTTTAATTCATAATTTCTATCCATATTTTTTACCTCTCGAAAAAATTTTTATTTGTAATTTGATAATTCCATTATATAGGAAGGGAAACGGATAAACAAGCATTTTTCCGAATTTATCCGAATATTTTTTCTTTGAAACGGAATTTTCCGTTTGACATTCCGAATTAACTCGGTTTATAATTGGTACATACTTAAAGAAAGCGAGGGATAAAAGAAATGCAAATTACTATGAGAGCCGCTAGAGTAAACGCTGGCTTAACACAAGAAAAAGCGTCTAAAAGGCTTGGTATTAATGCTGACACTCTTTCTAGATATGAGAAAGATAACTCTAGAATACCTAGAAATATTAT